CCGTGCTCATTGATGCTGTCGGGCAACGGGATTAGATCCCACTTATCAGCGGGCAGCAGCATCGTTTTGGCGCGCACGCCGCCGTCGCGTACGGAAGAGGAAATGCAGTCGTACCCGCCGCCTTCAGCTGGGCCGTAGGCAATCTCGGCGTGGCTGTATTGGCCACGAGTGAGATTGCGGGTCAGCCAGTCGGTGGCTCGGGCACACCATACGCGCCATCCGGAGCCATCCCGATGGCCTTTATATAGAGCTAGGTAGTATCGTGGTTTCATGATTACGCCTCCTCCAGCTCGGCGGCGGGCTGCTCATCAAAGTTTTCCGTCCAGCCGTCGCTGTAGTCGTATTCCAGCGGATTTTCGGCCTTTAACATAGCGGCTTTATGCTTCTCGGCATTGATAAAATCCGCCTCCTCATCATCGTGCATGGTCTGCATGATTTCGCGCAGCAGTTCGGGGGTGAGCATCAAAAAGCTGTTGTCCATCGTCTTCCAGTTGATGGGCTTTTTAAAGCCGCCCGTTACGCTTTCCAGTGCCAGTGCCAGATATTGCAGGCGGGTCGCGTCGTCGGTCTGGAACCACTTGCCGACCGATTTGGCGTACACCCCGTGGCGCAGGTTGTCGTAGCGTTTGGCCTTAATGCGCTCCCACATCTCATCCTGCTGCTCGGCTTTGAGCCGGGCGGCAACGTCCGGAGGCAATATCCAAGCCTTAGCTTTGGCATCCCACGTCTGATATTCGTTCTCTCGTGGCAGCAGGGTCAGCCCGGCGGGCAATTCGCCCACCTGTACTACCTGCACTTCCGCACCATCGCTGGTCTGATAGGCGGTTTTGCCGCGATGGTCAGGCAGGTATTGCCAGGCGTTTTTTTCGGACTGCCAGCGGGCGGCAAAGCCTGCGCGGGCTTCGGGCGGCTGAGTGTCCACGCAGCCTGCGGGCAGCAGGTAGCCGCCGTCTTCGGCCAGCGGGTCGAGGTCGGCCACGGTTTGGTGCAGGTAGAGGTTGTCGGCATCCAACTGGCAGACGGGCTTGGTTGGCGGGTATTGGTTTTCGCTCATGATTTTTCCTTTCAGACGGCCTTAAATTTTGATGCAGGCCAACAATGCGATGTTGCGCGGGCGGTTTTCGGGCGCGGTCGGGACGACCCTGGAGGCGTCGAAATCAAACGCTGCCGGGTTGTTTCTGCCGTCTTGGGCATCGTGGGTCCATGCTTTCCACCGCCGCTGGCTGATAGCTAGTGCGCCCTTGGCGGTGGCCTCGTCAAAGAGTTGATACCCGCCGTTGCTGCCTGTGTCGATCGATCCTGTGATGTTGCGGATGGCGTCGCCTTGCGCCGAGCCGAACGCGCGGCCGTGGTCGATGCCGCGCCCGTCATCCCAGCCGCGCATAAATTCGCCGCGCAGGTCGGGTAAATTAAATGTGGTGCTGCCGTCGCCCGCGCCGTAGGTGGTGCCGATGGCGGCAAACAGGGCGGCATAGGCGGTGCGGGATACGGCGGCACCGTTGGCCTTGAGCCAGCCTGCGGGCGCGCTTTGACCGGCAAAATACAGCACCGCGCCGCTGGGCACCATGCCCGACAGATCGTCCGTATTGAGCAGCCGTTTGCCGTCATAGCGCAGCTCGCCGTCGTTGCGCATGGACAAATATTTGCCGCTGCGCTTGTTGTAAAAATAAGAATTTACGTTGTTCGAACCGATTTGCAGGTATTGGTTGGCGTCAAAGTCGGCCACACTGTCGGCCACAAACGCGCCTTTTTTCAGGGTGGTGAGGCCGGTAAAGGTTTTGTCGCCACCGATGGTTTGGTTGCCGCTGGTTTTAACTGCTTCATCTGCTGCTTCTTTAGCAGCAGTAGCCTTGTCGTAAGCCGCCTTCACCGCCTTCGGCGTTGCCGCTTTGTCCTCGTCCGCGCTGTTGGTAGCGGACGAGAGTTGCACAATGCCGGCCTGCGTGGTGCTGGCTTTCAGCCCTTTGCCTGCGTGTATTGCCCATTTCCCTGTGTTGTTGCCACTGTTTGGATTGTGGGTGTTGGCATCTAACAAGCTGATGTATTCGGTATCCAGCGTGTCGCTGATGAGCACCGAGCCTTTAGGGTAACCGCCGATGGCGTCGCAAAAAGCTTGGTCGAAACGGTAACGCCCGCCTTGGTTTTGCCAAACGGTATGTGCGCTGATTTCATACAGCACGCCGTTCATGTCTTTCCCGCTCGGCGGTTTCCCGCCCGTCGAGATTGGCGTCATTGTGATACTGGGGAAGCCGTCGGCATAGGTGGCCCCCTCCAGCGGCATCCCACCGCTTCGAGTATTTGGAATGCTGTTTTTCAGGCCGTCTGAAGCCCAGGCTTTGCTTAACAATTTTGGTTGCGGCATGGTTTAAACTCCCATAAAAAAAGCACCCTCGCCGAAGGGTGCCAAATTGGCTTCGATATAGCCGAAGGTTTTATCTGCCTCCGGTTCGTAAAAATCCAGTAATACCCCACTGGGGCGGGGCAATAAATCGCTTTGCCGGATAATCGCCCGCTCCGTCGGCAGCAAGAAGAACTCAAAAACATAACGGGCGGCCATTGTGCCGTTTTTGACAAAATATGCCCTGCCGCGTTTCTCAAACATGATACTGAGCAGCCGGTTGATATTGGGGGCGGAAGCGTAAGTGATATTGCTCATGGCTTTAAGCATAATCACGCGACGGTAGGCATCATCGTCCAAGCGGTATCGCCGCTCCAAACCTTCGCCTACACTCCATACACCGTTATCAAACGGAGTACAGCCCTGCGCAAAGCCGATGTATTCGTCTTGTGCGCTAATCATGACTTCTCGTTCGATACCGACTATCCGCCCCCAAATATCCAAGCCGTAACCCTTTGCCGTTTCGATGTCCCAAATATCACGGTAAAACTCCATCGCATCGGCACGCGGATCAATACACTGGTTAAACTGCTCAATCATCCCACAAATAATCGGGCTGTTGGCGTATTGACTGATGATGGTTTGCTGAAGATTACGCATCGGATACAACCTCTATATTCTCCGCCTCGATAGTCGGGTACTGATGGATTCCGACTTGTGCGCTATTACCCATACTGCCCCTTGCCAGCCCGACCTCTATATCGGTTACCTGTGCCGACGTTAAGGCGCGCGCAATGTGGCAGACATAACGCATGGCATAAATCCGCCCGCCGATACCCGTCTTTTCCGCCCCGTTAAATGCTTCTACAACAGCCTTTCTGACTACATCCTGATAGCCGATGACTGCATCTTTCCCAACTCTGACGCGAAAATAAACAGGCACAGGGGCGGGACGTGTAAAACTGACCTCGTAAGCCGGTTTCGGGTCTGTGTACGTTTCATCATGCACGGTCAAGGTTGTATTGCCTGTGAAATCACATCCGCAACCTGCAAAGCGCAAGATGGTTTCAGCTATCTGCCTGTCGTCACCGCCGACAACGGCAACATAGATACTGTGGGGTTTGATGGCCTGCCCGTTGTGCGTTTCCACTACCGATTTCGGGTTATCAACCACATACACATCACTCACCCCGTCAAGCTGTGCGACGTTGGAATACACGGACTGAGGCGTTCCGTGTGCATTTGCGGCCACCGACTGCTGCCGGCGGCGGCGGAAATCCGCGCGGCTTTCCAATTCCCTTCCCGGGACGGCGGGACGTGGATTATTGACGCGGTCAAGCCCGGTAATTGTCCTGATAGGCTGGTTTACCGTATTGGCGGCGGCCGACACCACGCCGGCGGCGGTAAAAATCCCCGTCCCCCTGCCGCCTTCCAAAATAGAGGATTCATCCCTCAATATCCATTGCACGCCGCGTGTATCCAATACGGCAAAGCCTTTAGGAATGATTGTTCCGGCAAGGCCGATAAATTCACATTCGACAGACGAATCCACGGCTTTTTTCCGCTCCAAAAAATAGATTTTGGCAATCGCATCCTGCATGATGCCGTCTGCGTAATCGGGATTGATTTGATTGACCAGTTCGGCTATCAAATCATTTTTGTCGGCAATCACAGCGGCCAGCGACGAAGCAAGCTGCCCTTGCGGCGTTTCCAGACTTTCAGTATTCAGCCCGCCGCCGAATGCGGCATTGATGTCGGCCAGCACGCCCGATAAAATTTCCTGATGGGTCGGCAGCTTCAGGCCGCTGTCGGTAATCTGTATTTTAGGTACGTTCGTCATAGCGTTATCTCATATTGTTTCTGCGTGTCGTCGGTAAATTTCAGACGGCCTGACAGGACGCGGTCATTCATCTGCTCCATCTCCACATCTGCCGCCACCACGCCGGGGACAGTCATTGCCGCCTGTATCAGGCGGTGCCGGTACAGCGCGAACGACTGCTTTTTGCCCAGCGTTTCTTCAAAATAGGGGATTCCCTTCTCCGTGTCGTAATACAGTTCGCCCGAAAAAAGGCGGCACGCCGAGGCCACATCCTGTGCTTTGGCGTAAGGGTCTTTCGCCATCGCGATATTGCCCGCCGCGTCTAAAACCAAATCCCAGCTTTGCGGGTCAAGATAGAGGGTGTTCATTGCGGTTCTCCCGTGTTGCCGCCGCCGGGCTGCACGCCTTTGTGGACGTGGTTCAGCAGGCTGACATCATTCGCTTTCACATCTCCATCGGCGGAAATCCCGCCGCCGCCCGTGAATTGCGCCGTGGTTTGGGTGTTGGCCTGAAAGGTTTGCGAGGTACTGCTCACGCCGCCTTGCGCTTTCAGGCGGATATTACCCGCCTCCATCTCAATATCGCCGGGCGAAAACAGTTTGATGCCGCCTTTGGAAAACATGATGTATTGATTGGGCGCGCCGTTCAGGAAACCGCCGAAATACAGGCCGTCTGAAAAATCAAAACGCCGCAGGCTTTGCGGCGCAGACGGCGTTTTATTCTGTTTGACGGCGGAAATATCCCTGCTGCAAAACCCGCACATGCCTATATCCCCCGGCTCGGGGTCGATAATCACGGCGTTCCCGCCCCCTTGCAGGCGGAAATACGGGATATTGTAGATAATGCCGTGCGGCGTAATTTCCCCGCTGCCGCTGACTTGGGCAACCAACGGCTGCACGTCCACCAGCCCGACGGGGGCCAGTCCGCCCGCTTTGGTTTTCACCACCCGCACCAGCGTGACGGTTTGGATGCGCGAGACAATGCCCGAGACGATTGCGCCGATTTCGCCCGCGCCGCCCTGCGCCTGTTCCGCGCCATATTGCGCCCAGTTATTTTGCGACTTTGACATTCATATCCTCCACATCGGCGGCTTTGATGTCGGCAAACCATTTGCCGTTCGGCGTTTTGCACTCCAAATCCAGCGACATGCCGAAAACGCGCCATTTGCCGTTGCAGCTTTCTATCTGGCTGCCTTCGACTTCCAACAAGCCGCCGAAACGCAAAGCCTTGTCGTACAGGCAGCGCAGTTTGACGCCCTGCAAATCGGGTACGGGATAGCCTATCAGCCCCGTTTTCGGGCTTAAAACCGGAACATCAATCATTCGGGGCTGCCCCTTCGGCGCGATCGCAATCGTCTCATTGTCGATATAAACGTCTACTCCCGCATGTGCTGCAATCTGGCGGATTTTGTCCAACTCCGTGCCACTCAAATACTGATTGCTGATTTTCGCGTTTACGCCGTTGTTTTCAAATTTCCGCCCCATTTTCGCGCACAATGATTCAATCACGGCGGCAACATCGGTTTCCCCTTCGTTGCTGACTGCTTCGGCAGGTTTCAGCTGCCACAAAACGGCGGTATGGCTCTCGATAACCAAGGCCACATCGGGCGCGCCGCCCATATCGGGATAGGCAAACGTGATGTTGCCGGTGTAAACCACACCCATATTGCCCTGCTCCCCCGCTTCGACCTGCACCAAGTTCATCATTGCCTGCTCCGTATTCCAGCGCACACGCAACAACTTCATCATGGTTTCCAGCCTCAAGCCGTAAACCTTGATTCTGGCCGACGGCATCAGCGAGCCGTTGCCGTAATTGATTTGGCAGGACGCGCGCAACCACTCCGCCACCAGCGTATCGTTTCCTTTCGCATCCCATACATCTTTTTCCTGCCCGAGCTTGATGCTGATCCGCAGGATTTTTTCCTTAATGCCCATCGTGATACACCAAAATAAAGCGGCCGCCCAACTCCGGCCATTGCGGGTCGTCCGCGCCCTGCTTGTCGATAAAGTACAAATCGCCGGGCAGTCCGCGCCAAACTTCGTTCACCAGCGGCACGCCGTCCAGACAGACGCGGTTTTGAATCAAATACTCCCCGTCCGCCTTCACGTCCGCATACAGACGGCCAAGCCGCAGCCGGACGGCCACGGTAATATCCCGCCCTTCGATACCGACGGTCGTTTGCTGGGAGGGGACGGGTCTTAAAGGAATTTCATAAATCATTTTCAGACAGCCTATTTGAACCAGCCTTTGACTTTATCCAAGCCGCCCTTGGCAAAGTCCCCAATCTTGGATAGGAAGGATTGGCCGGGTTGATTTTGCGCAGGCTTCGCCGCCTGCTTGCCGTTGTCCTGCATCTTCTGCGCTTCCGGTGCTTTGGTTTTAGTGTACTTGACCTTAACCTGACGCACTTCCGCAAGATGGATATTGACCTTCAACAGACGCGCCCCGTCCGAAGCCTCGCGGGCGTAGTCATAGCCCGTAATCGCCATATTCGGATAGACGGCCTCCGGCGTAATAACCATGTACAGGTCGTTGCTTTTAGCCAGCGCATCCACCAAGGCGAGGAACGCGCCGCGCATCACGACGCCGCCGCTGCCTTTGGTCATCTGCACGGTCATTGTGAACGGGTCGTCCACCTTGTTGTAACTGGCAAACGACCCTTGTTCTACGGGCGCATTGGCCACTTTGGAAGCGGAAGTGTGTTTGATGGCGGTTACATTGTCCGCCAACAGCAGCGGGATGCCGTTTTGGCCGAATATCCCCCAATAATTGCCGAAAACGGCGTTAATCAATGCCGCGCCGCCGAACTGTATCAGCGCACCGCTTATATTCGTCGGCAATTTGGGGATATTCGGTATGCCGATTGAGTTCCAAGCCATAATCAACCTTCCTATTGTTTTTCCAGCACAAAGGCCGCCGAACCTTGCGGCGCGGCGGTCTGACTGCCATTTCGGCAGTATTGCGGGGGTTAAAAATTATTCTGATGCGCGAGGCACGGAATCAGGCCGTCTTCGTGCGGCATCGAGGCATAACGCAGGGCGTGGCGGTATATTTGCCCGTTCCGCACCGTAACGGCGTAGTGCGCATCCCGTTTCAGGTCGAACGGGATATTGGCCTGACGCTCAAACAGCTTCGGCACGGTTTCCAGATTCACGGCTTCGGCTTCGCGGTATTGCGCCCCTTTTTCCACCGCCACCCGCGCCATCAGGCTCAGCACTTCGGGAAACTGTTCGGGCGGCACGTCTTTGTAGCCGACCTTGAATTTGGACTTGACCGCGCTCCACAAGGTAATCGCCAAGGCCTTTTGTTTCTCGAATGGCACGGATTGGATCAGGATGTTGTGCAGGGCTTTGACTTCCGCCTGTTGCTCATGGGTCAGGCCTGACGGCAGGGCTTTGCGCGGGGCTTGCGGTTTCAGACGGCCTGAAATTACTGCATCGAAAGTGCGGATAACCTGTAAAAAGAATTTGGCACTAATCCAAGTAGCGTAGGCATACACCAATTCTTTGCAGGCGTAAGTGCCACGTTTGTTGCCGCCTTTAACAACTTGGATAACTTGTTGATTTTCTTCCAAAGACGGATTTCCGTCTTTGGAGAGTTCTTCAATCAATTCAGTAGTTTGCTGATTTTGAAGCCAACGGCGCGGCGCGTGCCTGTCTTCGCCGCCGCTGGCTTTGTGCAAGTCATTCAAATTGTAAAGGTTGTTTTCGGTTTGGCGGATAGCCACATTAGAGATTGCGATTGCATTCATGATAGTTTCCTTTGGTTATTTTCGAAATTGCCCGAAACGGGCGGCCGCGAGGTTCGAAAACTCCCAAAGTGAGCCGTGCTTATTCCCCTTGCGGGTATTGTATTCACAGCCCTCGCGGCCATAGGAAACCTTTATCGAAACAAAACATCAAGGAAACTATGGACGTAAAAATATCGCAGTAACGGTGCGATTCCGCTTTGGGAGGTTTCGACGCCTCGTGTGTGGGAATATAAAACAAACCCCCTGCGAATGCAAGGGGTTTCCCAAAAAACCGTAGGCGGCGAACCGAAAGGCCGTCTGAAATTCAGACGGCCTCATCATCATATTTTGTATCCGTTTATTTCTTTCAACTTCTTCTGCGCCGCTTTCGTGACGCATTCGTTGCCCTTAATTACATCCTGCACGCTGTCTTTGCCTTCGGGGAAGCAGGTGGACGTTACCTCGTCTTTCCATCCGGCAAAGTCGCCTTCAAGCTGCTGTTTGATGTCGTCGGGGACTTCCGACCATGCGGCCTGCACTTTTTCGATTTCCGCAACGGCAACCGCCGCGCTTTTCTCCATTTGCTCTTTTTGGGCTTTCTGAATCTGCGGCAGCAATTGTTTTTCCAGTGCGATCAGTTCGGAAGTGCGCTGGTCGGATTTGTCCGTCCAGCAGTCGAGGCGGAAAATATCGCGCTCCTGCTGGGTCTGGCCGTTTTCTTTCGCATACAGATTGCAAGTGCTTTCTTTGTCTCGGTTCCAGGCCACCTGCTCGCGCTTCAAGTGTTCGCGCACACCGGCATCCATTTCCTTCCAAACTTTGTTCAGCCGGATTTCGGCTTCCGCATAGTCGGCCTGCGCCTGTCCGAGTTTGGCTTCTAGGTTTTCCTCCGGTACATCCTTCGGCGTTTCCGCCGGTTCGGCAACAACGGCGGATGCCTGTTGCTGCACGGCCTCCTGTTTTTCCGTTTTCTTGTCGCGGCCGTTCAAAGTACATGTGGCAAGGATGATGGACAAAACAAAGATGCCGCCCACGATTTTCAAAAACGTCCCCCAAAAACCGTCTCCGCTGCTGGCGGCTGCGGCTGCGGCAGATGACGACGCACTGGGCATGGAGGATTGCTGGATGACGATAGACGGCTGATGCGGTTGCTGTTGCTGTTGCGGTGCCTGAGGCTGCTGTTGCTGTTGCTGCGGCTCTGCCTGCCCCTCTTGAGGATTTTTCGGCACTCCGCCTGCGGCGTCCGCGCCATTGAGGAGTTTTGCCTTCTGTGCGGCAAACTCCTCTTCGGTCAAAATGCCTTTGTCCCTCAATTCGCCCAATTTTTCCAATTCTTCAAGGATTGACGGTTTATCCATGCTATTCTCCGTTAGATGTTTCAATACGCAGGACTGCACATCAAGTGCAGCCCTGCAAAATCCCAACGGATTCTAACATTACCTAACATTTAAATAAACAGATACCCATCGTTCCGATATCCCGCAATCATTTTAAAACTGCCAATATCTCAGGCAGCCGCCAATACGCCGCCATCAGCAGCAGTGCGTAGAACATCCGCCGCAACGCCGCATACTTCGCAAATAATTCAAACATTTTCCGCACCTCTTTGTTTATGCTATACTTCATACATTGTTTAATCCTTGTCCGTTAAGGGTTAAATACAGAAAACCCGCAGAGTTGCCGCCCTGCGGGTTTCGCTTTTCAGACGGCCTATTTCAAAACACTGGCCAAAGGTGCGGCCATCAGGGCGAACAAGCCCGCCGCCACCATCAGAATGGCAATGCCGATACACGCCCGCACGAACGGGCTGGCGTAAATTTCCACTTTCATTCCCTCCTTCGGGTGCATTTCCAATTTGGTTTTGCTATACTTCATCCATGTTCTGCCTTTCCGTATCAAAGGTTTCAGAAACAGAAAACCCGCAAAGATTCGCGCCTTTGCGGGTTTTCGCTTTTCAGACGGCCTCTATACCATTGCCGGGACAATCTGAACCATGCGGTCTCGCGCGGCGGCGGATGCGTCGTCCATCGTGCCGGTGATGGTGCTTGCCGACGATTGGACGTGTATGCCGCCGTTAATGGAAACCTGCGTGGTGCGTTGGTTGTTGTTGGTTACGTTTTGGGCGCGTACTGCCTCGCCCTGCTGCATGGATTGCATCCCGCGTTGGGCACCTGCGGCAACGTCATTCAAGTGCTTGATTTGCCCAACCTTCCACCCCTCAATCTTCCGCATTGCCTGCATGATGGCTTCCCGTTCTGTGGAGGAAAAATCCATCATGCGTTTATTTTTCCCGCCGACAGCCGAGAGTATGGTCTTTTGGTAGAGTGCAGTGTTGTTCTCGTTGGGCGGCGCATATCTGGCAATCGCCTGCATCAGATTTAAATTTTTATATTTGTCTCCTTCAAATAATAATTTGGCTTTCGCGCGACGACCATCTTCTTCTGTCCGAAAAATGGCAAATCCATCTTTATCTTGACCGATTGCGCCGTTTTTTTGGGCATGTTTGCCATAACGAATGTTGCCTTCATTGTTATTGCGCCATGCCTTGCTGCCGCCGATTTTCTGATGGTCGCCGTAATTGACTGCCAATGCGGAAGGATTCCCCCCGCCATTTTTACGCGCAATGGTTACTTTTGCCTTGCCGTTCAGGATAGATTGGTAGTCTTGGTCATTGGCGGCGGCTGTGTTGCCGCGCGTTTTATTCTGTACGAAATCCGACACCCACTTACCGAGACGGGCGTTGTAAATCGCCACATGGCCGTAACCGTGCCGCCCGTGGTCGATGCTCATCACATCGCCGTCTTGAGGCACATAGTCGGCACCGTATTTAACCTCTTGGAAGCCCTGTCCGCTGCGGATAAGGTTGCCCGCCACATCTTTACCGTGGCCGTTTACCTTGATGCCTTGTGCGCGCAGGGAGTTGTTTACATAGAGGGCGCATTTGTTCGCACTGGCCGGAAGGGCGTGTTCCATCGCGTACTTGGCCGCATCCGTAGTTTGCTTGGAAGCCTGCATGGCTACGTCTGCCGTACTGCCTATCATCTGCTTCGCGGCATTGGTTGCGGACTTAGCCTGTGATTGCAGGCTGCCTTCCGCGTTCGGGTCGTGGCCGGTGGCGGTATCGATAACGCCGGCCGCATGTTCCACCCCCCAGCCGACAACGTCGGTAACGACGTTTCCGGCTTCCTTGACCATCCGCCCCATCCCTTTTTTCATTCCCTCCCAATCGCCGTTCATCATGGCGGTAAAGGTATCGCTCAATGCTTCGAAATACGGCATCAGGTAGTTTTTGATTTCCAGATAGAGGTTGTGGAATCCTTCTTTGAGACTATTAACCGACAGACCGTTTTCGTCGATAAAGCCTTTCAGCTTGAGCCAGTCCAGCAGGCCGTTGGCGGCATCCGCCCATGACGTGTAGCCTGTGAGCAGGTACACGAACGCGCTGCCCAGGCTGTCTGTCGAGATTTTCGACGTCTTGATGTAGTTGTCAAAAAGTTTCCAATCCAGCAGGCTTTTCCCGCCTTCCGCCCATGTTTTGTAGTCGTCGTACAGCAGCAGGAAGGCCGCGCCCAGTGCGCCGACGGTAAGGATGAATGGGGCGAAGGGGGCGATAAAGGCCAGCAGGGAAGCTGTGGCGGCGATAAAGACGGGCACCAATACCGCACTCAGTACAAATGCCAAGCCTTCGAAAACGTGCTTCATGCTGTTTTCATGCTTCATCAGGTAATCGACAAAACCGCTGACCATTTTGACGATTTTCAGCAGTACGGGGGCGAGCGCGTCGGCCAACATGGTTTTCAGGCTGTCCCATTGCGCATTCAGGTAGCCCCGCGCCTGCGTCAGTTCGCGGCTGACCTGTATTTCCTTTTCGCCGGAACGGTAAAGGTTGCGCTGCATCTCCAGCATCTTTTCCATTTCGGCACGGCCGAGCATCAAGGTATTGATGGTGCCGTCGTCCAAGCCCATGCTTTTAGCCAGATTGTAGGCCTGCACCCTGTCCATTTTGGCAAAGCGGTCGGCCAAATCCAGCATGATGCTGTCGAGGTCGCGTGCTTTGCCGTCTGCGTTGAGCAAGGCCACGCCGAAGGCATTAAAGAACGGCACCATGGACGTATCGCCCATGGTGGTGAGGCGGGTAATGCCCATGCTCAACCCGGCCAGGCTTCCTTTCATCCCTTCCGCGCTTCCGCCGGCCATTTCCGCCATTCCGCCCCATGCTTGGAGTTGGTTGCGGCTCATGCCGATATTGCGGGACAGGTTGTCAAGCTCCACATTGGCCTGCGCGCCTTCGCGAATCAGTTTGCCCAGTGCGTTTGAGCCCATCACCAAGGCGGTGAAGGCGGCAAAGCCCTTCGCCAGGGAGCCGACCGCCTGCGTCAGGCTTTTGGCCTGTTTGGTGCTTTTGGCAGACTGCGCGGCCTGCTTTTCCAGTCCTTTTGAGGATTTGGCCGCGCTTTTTTCCGCCCTGCCGAATGAGGCAGACATGCGGTCAAGCCTGCTTTCGGCCTCTTTGGCCTGCGTGCCGAATTTGCCCGAATCTATGCCCAGTTCCAAAAACAGGGTGTCAATAACGGTTGCCATGGTATTTCCTTTTTTTCAGACGGCCTTACTGCGGTTGAAGGCATCGGTATTGACGACCTCCAAAAGGTTGAAGGCATCTTCCAGCCCGTACACCGTCTGCAACTCGTGTAGTGTGCAGATGCGGGAAGACACCAGCGCGCCTATGGTTTGGGTCAGGTTCAGGTAATCTAGGCCGCCGCCCCTTCCTCTTCCGACGCCGTAGTCTTGCCAAAGGCGTGTTGCAAAAAATCGGTATGCAATGCGAACACCTCCTTCCGCAACCGCCACAGGGTGGTAAAGTCTTCCACGTCGTTGAAGTCCATATTCAACGGGCGCGGCTGGCCGCCTTCGGGGATGATTTGCACGCAGTCCAACAGTTCGTTCAACAACGGGATGGCATCATCCGCTTTCAGACGGCCTAGTGCGTCCAAAGCCACTCTGACCATGCCCATCATGCCTTGCTGCGGACTGAGGTCGCCCAAGTCCACGCCGCCGTTGGCCAACGCGATTAGGGCGCGCATCGCCCAGTTGTCGGCATGGGCGGCCGACATTTCGGTAATCAGAAATACCCGGCCTTTATCCCGCCCGTTCTCAATTGTGATTTGCTTGGTTTTCAACGCCATTTCAGATTTCCTCCGGTTTCACTACGATGCGGAAGCTGTAGGTTGATGCTTCCAGCGTTTTCTTGGCCGTCGTGCCGCCTGGGACTTCCACCAAGAAGCCGGTGGCGGAGTAGCGTTTTTTGACGGCGGAAATCTCAACCGAAAATTCCACCATGCGCGTTTCCTGACGTTGCAGGATGTCGTTGGTGAATTGGTCGAAGTAGTCGCGCGATTTACTGGTGGGCGCAAGCTGGATGTTGAAGTCCACTTCGTAGGGCGTGAAGCCGCCGGACTGTTTGCCGTCCACGCCCATCATGGTTTCGCCGATTTTGCCTTGCCCGAAGTCGAAGGCGTTGTCGGCGGCGTAGCCTTCAATCTGTACGAAGTTGTCGTTAAAGCCCTTCACGCGCATCAGCAGGATGCTGTTGGCGGCGGTTAGGGTGCGGTCTGATACGGTTTGCATATATTTTCCTTTGCAAAGAGGCCGCCTGAAGTTTCAGACGGCCTATTGTGGTTTACTGGACGTTGATTGAACCAAGGTTGATGTTGTGCACGCTGCCGCCGTCGGTGTACCACAGCTTCATCGGCATGGACTGGCGGTTGCCGCGTGTCTGCGCCGAAGCGTTCTGAATCAGCAGGAAATAGCCGGTGCTTTCAATCTTGGCGGCGGCATCTACGCGCGCTTCATTGTTAATCAGGGCGCGTTGCTGTTCGCTTAACGGTACGCCCGGCTGGATACTGCCGAAGTTCAAGGCCTCGTTAATCGGGTCTTGGCAGGCGGCGCGTTGCAGGGCGATACCGACGGCGTTGTACGGCACGGCCTTAGCCGAGGTGAGCAAGGTCATCAGGGCAAGCTGCAATTGGCTGTTGAGGCGGATTTGGTTCACATAGGCATCAATCCATTTCCATTTGCCGGGCATTTGGCCGGGATACAGGAAAGTGAAGCGGTCGTTGGCGGTTGCCCATGCGCCGTAGTAGTTGTAGCCATTCTCTTTCAGGTTGTCGGCATCGGCGGCGTTGTCCACGTCCACGCTCAAGCCGGATTGGTTTTTGAACGCCAGCGTGATGCGGCCTTGGGTTTCAGTGAAATCAATAGAGGCAATCGCGCCGCACAGGAAAGCAGCCTTGTCCAGCCCGCCGTAAATCGGGGCGGTGCCGTCGTAGGCGGCGGCTTTCAGTTGTGCGCCCAAACAGGTAGTGTTGCCGGTTTGCAGCGCAGCGGCTTCTTTGCCCCATGCGGCGTAAAGGAAGCGGTTGTTTTGCGCGTTGCTCCATTTAGCCAAGGCCAGCTTGTCGGCCAGTTCTGGCTCAAACACGGTGGTGAAGGTGGCAAAATTCAAAGTGGACTGAATCACGCCTTCCATCACGGTTTCCGCGCTGTCGCCATCGTTGCCCTTGGAAATCACCGCGCCTTTGGCTTCGGTCAGATTCAAGGCTTCGGCCAGCGTGCCGGTGGCAAAGCCGATTTCTGAAGCCCTGCCTTGGGTGGCAGAGACGATTTCAAACGCCTGCAACTGCTCGTCAAACTGCACGGTGGCACTGATGGCTGTGCCGATTTTGTCGGCGGCATCTGAAAAGCTGGTGGCGGCCGCCAAGCTGATGTTGTCGCCGCTCTTGTCGTTGCCGTCGATGTTCACTTTCAGATTGCCCGAAAGTTTTTTTAAGGCGGCAAGGCTCATGCTTTTCACGCTTGCGCCGCGCAGATAGGCGGCTTCTTTGCCGACGTTGTAGGGGTAGAAATACAGCGTGCCAGGCTTGATGTGCGAGTTGTCGAAGCCTTTAAAGTACACTTGCGCAGCTTTAAACTCTTCGCTGGCCAAGCCGAAAAACTCGCCGACTGCCGAAGCATCGGGGAACGCGGTATGCCGGCCGGTGGGTAGGTTTTCGTTTTTGCTCAAAAAGACGGCGTTCATCGACAGGGGGGAACCGCCGGAACTGAGTACGGCGGGATTCACGCTGACAATTTTATTTGCCGGAATAGATTGGAACATGGATATATCCTTTACGGTTGGATCAGGGTTAAATCAAAAGCGTTTACAAACTGCTGCGGGTGTTCTGCCTGCGGCGCGTAGGCCAGATGAACGGTGGTCATCCAGCGTTCTTCATATTCGCTCTCTTCATTGGTGAGCGGCATGAAGCGTGCGGGGTCGGTATATAGCGGCTGGCAGGATTTCAGCTGTTCGCAGGCGTAGAAATCGCGCCAAAGCAAAACGGTTTTCTGCGCCATCTGCCCCGCCTCTTCGCCGTAGAAGTCAAGCTGCATCTGTATTTCGGATTGGCGCGAGACGGCGGCGGTTTCATCCGCCACGGCGTAATCGTGTTCGTTCGTGGCAGCGGCGGCTTCGTTCAGGATGTTCATCACCACAAACGGCGGCTTGGGCAACGGAACATTGTTGCTGTATCCGCGCACCACTTCGCACGAAAAAAGCCCGAGCAGCATTGCCCGGACTTCGGTGTAAATATCGTCTAATGTTGCCGCCATAACAGCACCTTGCACCAATCCGGCCAGCTTTCCACCACCTGTTTCACCAGCCATTCCGTCGTTTCTGTTTCGCCATAGGCCGCGAATACCAGCTTGTCCGCACCTTGGCCGTTCTGTCGCCGCAAGCCGTGGAATTGGCCGGTGACATAGGCATACAGTAACGTCCCTTGCTGCGCCAATCCCTCAAACAAGGATAAATCCTGCGTACTGAGGGTTTGGGTCTGCACGGTTACGGGATGCTCGCTGTAGCCTGATTTCCGTTTCCCCGTGGCATCGGTGGCATAGCCGTCGTTGAGTTTCAGCACGGCGGGCAGGTTCGGATTGACGGATGTAATCGCGCCGTTGGCGATGGCTCTAAGATTCATCGGCTACCTCGCAATCAATTCTGCGCCACAGCGTCCCCTTGTTAGTCAATGGCTTATCGAAGCCTTTTTGCTTCACGGTTGCTGCGGCGTTTGGCGGTTCGCGGAAGTCTTGGATGGTCATCTTAATCTGTCCTTTCACGACTTCGCCCATATCCGCCAAGGCCTGCCGCACATCGCCGCCGTTGGCTTCCAGCATCTCAGCAGCCTGCTTCGGCCATTCGTCCTTATGCTCGGCAATGGTATTGCGAAAAAACGGGCGCGGCGGGATAGTTGCCGTGCCGTATTCATTCCAAAAGGCCACTTGCGCCACGCTTTCGCCATCCGAGCCGTCGTAGTTTGCCTGCTCAATGATGCCGACACGCACCTTGGCCGTTTTTGCCTGCGCGGCCAGTTCGGCCAACCGCTGCCTGAATTTATCGCCGCCGCGCATGACAACCTCCCAATACATAGCGGAAACGGCGGTATTTGGCGGTAAGCTGCCAGTAGGTTGCACCGTAAGGCGTTTGAAGATACCAAGCGGCATTGCTGACGACTGCGCCCATATCCGCACTCACGGACACGCTGCCTTCGGTAGCCGAAGCAATCCGCCCCACCAATCCGCCCTGTGCGGCACGTTCAGACAGCGCGGCGAAATGGCGCACCAGCAGGAACAGCAGCATTTCACGCTCTTCCAGCTTTCCCACGATGCTGTGGTCGGTGTTGTCCAGCAGGCTTTCGGCCTGCGTGAACCACATTTCAAGCTGTGCATCCGTGGCCTGTACTTCGGGATAGGCCGCCTGAAACCGCGCTTTATCAAAGACGACGGCGGGCATGGTTAGTCTTCCTTGGCGGTGCTTACACCATTAGCCTTGTCATCGGGGTTAATGGCTTCCAACTTGGTTTCGTTGTCGGTCTTTTCCTGAGCTTCCGCCTCAGTGTTTTCGGCCTCTTCATGGGCGAAAATGAAGCCGTTTTTTACCATGTCGCGGTCTTGGTGCGCTTCCATCCAGGCATTGAAGAAATCAGCATCTACGTTGTAGGTAATGCCGTGGCCGCCGATGATGTTTGAGGCATTTGCGCCGTTCAACTCTACCGACTGGCCGCCTACTTCAATAATCAGCCCGTTGGGCAGTTTGCAGCCAACAATTACAGTTTTCTGTTTTTGCGTGTTTTTTTGTTTTGCCATTTGATTTTCCTTTGAAATTGAAAAAAGGCCGTCTGAAACAGGCGGCCTTGTTGTGCAGGCTGCCTAGCTCACCGTCATGGAAGCAATGCAGAACGGGCGGTAGATAATCGCGCCCCATGTGCCCTGCGATTTCTTCTGCTTGATGCTGGAGGCTTCCAAAACCATGTTGTGCGCACGCAGTTTTTCGGTGAAACCGCATTCCAACGTGCGCTGGCCATCCAACTCTTCCACGATCAACTGCACCATCTCGCCCGATGCGGCGGAATATTCCGGCACGGTTTCGATGCGCAGGTTCGGGAAGTTCTTTTTCAGTTGGTCGGTAACGTTGACGTTGTACTGGTTGGTTTTGGTCAGTTCAACGCTGGCCGTCGGGCTGCACACCAGCAGGAGCGGGGTGTTCATATCAATTAGTCCGCCGGTTTGCTGCAACAGTTTTTGGAACAGCTTGCGGATGGATTCGTACACCTGCTCGCCGGTGGCGGTTGCCCATGTTTGGGCGGCGGCGGTGGCGGCAGGCAGGCTAGGGTCGTTTAGGATGCCGTAGTTCTGCAAACCTTTGATACCGAACAAATAGGATTTGTTCTGGAAGCGGTTCAAGGCGTTCACGCTGGCCTGATTGACGCGGTTTACATAGTCAATTTTCGCTTCGCCTGCGCGGGCTACTTCGCGTTCGCCCCAACGGGTGAACACTTGGTAATGGTAGCTTTGGCGTTGCGGGAAATTGACGTTGGCACCGCTCACGCCGTTGTTGTTGTAGTCGCCGTAGCTGGAGACTTCGCCGGTAGGTTCTACCAGCATGAACATGGCGGTTTCGGTCGTCCAGTCGCCTTTTTTCACTTCGCCGAAGATTTCGGCGGCCTTCATCGGCTGAAGGGCGACTTCAATCAGTTTCGGATCGACGTAGGTAAGCATCCATGCAGGGATGCCACTGTTGCCTGCTGTGGTCAGTGCGGGCTGCGCGTCCATCGCCAAAGCAGCCTGCACCTGTTCGTTCATCAGCTTTTTGCCGCCGCCCATAAAGACGATGCCGGCATCGCGTTCGAGTTGTTGCAAGGTATTCATTTAATCGTTACTCCCATGTGGTGATTTTGGCCAGTTCGCCCGCCGCGGCTTTGGAAGCTACTTTGAAGCGGGTCAGGGTGTGGCCGGTTTCGGTGGCAGCGGCAGATGCTTTCAGTGTGCCATCGGTGTCTTTGGCAAACACGTTTTGGCCGATTTCGGCACCGGCGGGGAAATGCGCCCAGAAGTCGCCCGCCACGGCCAGCGTAATAATTTGGCCGGGCAGGATTTGGTTGCCGTGTTCCGCCAGATAGGCAGTGATGCTGGCCTGTTGTTCGCGGTGGACAAAGCCGATGCGTGCGCCGGCGGTTTTCTTGTTGGACACTTTGCCCTCGGCATCCGCCCAGGCAAACACGCCGACGGTTACGCCGTCCGTGCCGCTGACGAGTGCGCCTTCGCCCGCCAGCATGGAAGCGTTCGGGTTGTGGGCAGCAAAATCCCCCGCAACGGCGGGGGCTTGATAAGGTTGGACTGCTTTTTGGAATGACATGGTTTAAGCCTTTCTGATTCGTGATAAACCGGGGAACTGTTCGGCGGTTTTGGCCGCATCTTGCGCCATCGGCTGTTTGGGTTTGCCCAACATGCCGACCATGGCACGGTAGGCGGAATGATGCACGCCGGTTACGTCAATGCCGCTCTGTTCGAGCGCGAACTTGTACACATCCGCCGCATTGTCCATCGCCACATCGCCGACAATGTGCGCCACTTCGCGCTGCGCCGTTGCCAAAGCCTGCGAACGTTTCCGTTCCGCCTCTACGGCACGTTTGATGGCCGCATCCATCGCCATTTTGGAAATGGCGGCATCTTGCGCGGGCTTGGGTGCGCCGCCTTCGGGAGCTTCCGGCTCTTCGTCTTCGGCGGGTTCTTCCGGCTCGGCGGGGGCGGTGTTGTTTTCGCCGTCCTCCGGTTCGTCTTCGTCCGTGCCGACATTCTCAACGTTTTCGGGCGGCAACTCTTCGCCGTCGTCCTCCGCCGTCTGTACTTCGTTGGTGAGTGAGCCGATAACCTGCAACAGTTCATCGGGGCTCAATTCGGCATCCTGCGCCAATAAAGGCTGCACGGCTGCCTGAATACGCGCTTTCGCGCCTGCTTTCAGTTTCATGATTTTCCTTTCGTGAAATGGGTCTGCATCGCTTACTACAACATCACGCCCCGCCCGACCCACATCGACAAGGGCTACATGGTTTCCGACAATATCGCGCATCACACCGTCGTAATGCCTGCCTTCAAATTCGCCTGCGGTCATGTCGGCGGTGTAGTGGTACGCGCTGGATAGCTCCACCTGCTCGCCGCTCTCAATACCGGCAATCGCCTCCGCATCCCACACGGCCAGCGAACATTTCAGGTAGCCGTCTTTGAACACGGTATCGCTGCCGGTCGTGCCTGCAATCACTTCTTTCTGCGGCTCATCGGCAGAAACGGGGATGTGTTTGCTCAACAAAGGCAGGTTATTGAACGTCGGCACCGCCTTTTTCAACTCTTCGGGGTCTCGCAGCAGGTAGTAAACCTTTTTCGGCTCAAGCCCCAGTTGTTGGTAATTGGGTATTTCGCTGCCGTAGTAGGGGTTTACCGTGGCCTTGCTGATGTTGGAGCTTTCAACGTGCAGCCTGCCGTCTTGGTCGTAGGAGCGTAGGGAGCGGTCTTGCGCCATCATGCACATTGAATCTTTGGCAATCAGATATTTAATTTGTGGCGGCACTTCTTCGCCCTCCGGTATGTACCAAGTTTTCTTTTCAGCGTCCCATTTGGCACCAAATTGTTTTGCTATGTTTCTTTGCTTATACGGCACGTTCAAAATAGTGCCGCCGTTGCTATTGCTTGACGATTTTGGCTTATGCTGTAAATACGCCTTATCTTCAGACTCTTCGCTTGCGCCGTCCAATTCGTAGCCACTCAAGCCACCTCTGAACTTTTCAGATAATTCGCGCTCCTTTTGGCGAATCAAATCTATTGGCGCGTTGCCGTTCACAAGCCTAGACTTTGGAAACCACACGCCGACTTTGATAGGCTTATCATGGCCTGCAACCTCACATAAGGCGTTAACCATGACCGCCTTTTCAGTCTCTTTGGCAATGTGTCCTATGTTTGTCTTAGTGCCGTCCTGCTCTTTCTTCGCTTTATTGGCGGCTTTCTCCGCCTTCTTATTGTTTCCTGTATCAGCTTTCTCTTCGAGATTCTTTGAAACAGCTGTTGCAGATTTTGCAACTACCCTTTTCTCTATCCGCCCCTTAGCTTCTAATAAAGCCTTTCGTGCTAAGAAAGCACCTTGTTCGGTGAATTTATATTTGTAGGTATTACCATCAATTTCCTCCAATAACCCTTCTTTTGCATATTTCTCAGCGTCTCCCCATAAGCCGAGGCTTCTTGCATCAAAGACTTCCCTCTGCCAGCTGTGATTTGCCAAATCACTAAACATTTTGAATGTACTTCCGCCTTTGCGTCCAATCATTAAAACATTTTTGGCAAAATTAACAGCGACTTCTCTATCCGTGCGGGAAAAATCATATCCCCCTTCTTTGGATTCGGAGACTAATTTTTTAATTTCTTGAGGGAAGGAAATAGCCTTTCTACTCTCTGCTCCTTCTCCCCCTTTATTAATTTTACTTTGCTTAATTTTTTCTTGAATTGAAGTTTTGCTTTGAGATTTGGTAGAGTTTGCGGCTGCCAAATGCTCTTTACTCGGCGTTTTCGCCCCGACAAAGCTTTTTCGTACTTCGTTGATTTTCTCGCCGTTGAACTTCCCGCCCATACCTGCCTCAATCCGGCCTGATTCGTCGATTTTGACGGGCGAGCCTTTGTTTTCCGCTCCGTTCGGTTTAACGGTAATCCAGCGGCTGTCCATCGCCAACAATCGGCGGGCTTTGCTCAAAATGGCTCTCTGTTGCGTATTCATGAGTTAAATCCTTTAATCACACTGCGGCTCGTACAGCGGCAGTTGATTTCCTCTCCCGGTTGCACCCATTTGCCGTCCAGATACATGCCTTTGTCCACGTTAAACCGTTTGCCGTTGGCAGCAACATGGCTCGGGCGCGGTTCTTTGCCTGCGTGGGAGTGCATCCATATGGCTTCCGTGATGCCCAATTCCTGCCGCCGTACCTTTTCGATGGCCGCTTTTGCTTTATTGGTTTGGTCTCGCGCGATAAAGGCGGCGCGGCGTTCGCTGATGCCGTAATCCTTGCGCAGTTCGCGGGTCAGTTGCGCCATGTCGTAGCCTGCGTTCACGCTGCGCCATACGCTTTCTTCCACGCGGTTCAGGTATTGCTGGCCGATGGAGCGGATAAGCGAGACGTTGCTGCCCAATACGGCCTGCAAGGCGGTTTGCTGCTGGGCTGTGGCGCGGAAACGGACGGTAAAGCCCGCTTCCCGCAAGGCCGTCTGAAAGGCTCTCTCTGTGTGGTTTGCGCTTTGATTGGCAAATACCTCGGCGATTTGCGGGGCGAGCTTGTCCAGCCGTGCCAGCCAATAACGCAACAGGGCGGACAAAGCAGCCTGCAAGCCGTCCGTCAGGCTGTCTTGGGCAATGCCTTTCGGGTAATGCCGTTCAAGGATTGCTTGAACGTCGGCGCGCATTTCACGCAACAGCTTTTTCAGGCTTTTGCGGTAGGCGGCCTCTACGCCTAGATTGGGCTGTATCGGCTTGAGGATGATGTCTTTATCGGATGGGGCGGACAGTTTCATGGCTTGCTTTCGACGGATGGCTGGCATATAATGGAATCAAGCCATGAACAAGGGGCGCAGGACGTTATCGGACGTTTAGCGGACGCAGGCGAAAGCCGAGAGTCAGGCACTGCGTGTTTCATGGCTTTTTCTTCGCCTTCTTAATCCACATACTCTTCACAACCATCTTTTTCCTACCTGTCCAGACTTCTTGGGCGCAGTAAATTTCATCATCTATCCGTTTTTTGACTAGAAACGTTTCGTTTCCAAATTCATTTGTTCCGCTGTACTGCATATCGTCAAAATCGCTCAATATTTCAGGCAGCTTTTCAATATCCTGTTGGGTAACGGCGCGCTGCCCACGGCTGTTTTCCGTTTTTTCGTTGCCATGTTTTTTCAGGATATGGCGTATGTCGGCTTCACCGATACTGTGTTTCCAACCTGAAATATCGATACCTGTCTCAGCTTTGACAATCCCTGCTGTTTTCCCATCGATAACGGCAAAATCCGAATAAACGGCATTGCCGCCGCTGTTGGATATTGCCGTTTGGAACAGGCTGCCTAAGTCTGTTTTCCCCTTTGACGGTTTTTCGGTCTGCTTTTCCCCGCTTCCTACCCCGAACTGCCCATTCTCCGCACGCGGGTGTTTGCTTTCGTCCCATTCGGCATCTTGGGCGGGTTCAGGCTTTGGGGCGGCGGGGTCTCCGCCTTCTTCCCCTTCGCCATCATTCAGGCCGTCTGAAAAGCCGTCATCAGGCATTTCAGGCACATCTTCTACATCAATCCCGTTGTAGCCGCTGTCCGGCTCGCTCGCCAGCCGACCGCGCACTTCCTCTGCCGATACCACGCCGGCCTGAATGTAGGCCACATCGCGGTCGGTGTCGGATTTGCGGATGGTGGAAAGCTCGGTTTCGCTCATCTGCTGCAACGGCACAAAGTCGAACGTGATGTTGTCGTTTACTTTCCCGAACAGATGCAGTTGCACCAGTTTGAGCAGCTTGTCCAGCGGGTCGCGCAGCAGGTTTTCCTGCATGGCGCGGATATGGTCGTAGTAAACGGCAATCTCGCCCTCTGTGCTGGCATTCAGGCCGCTTGGCGTGATGCCGAGCAGCTTCACCAGCGGCGTATGGCTGGGTGCGGCCATTTGCTCTTGAGACTGTGCAAGCAGCGCATCCAAGCCGGAAAGCGGGGTGTTGAACTGGAAGAACTCTTCTTCGTCTTTGCTCAACAGCATCAGGCCGCGATTGTCGCGCAAACGGTTGTACAGTTCGGCACGCAGCATGATGTTGGTGTCGCCGTCGTCGCTGCCGCTCAATATCGCGCTCATGTCGGTTTTGATGCCGGATAAAGAGAAGCTGTGCAGCAGGTCGCTGACGGAATCCACGGTACGCAGCCAACGTTCCACATAGGGCATCATAAGCTGGGTCATACTCACGCCACCGAAGTTGTAGGCGGGTTTAAGCATATCCGGCACGGGGCGGGAAATCAGGGTAAACATTCGGCTGGCATGAATTTCCTGCGCCATCACATACCATGCCTTCGGCTTGTAGAAGTCGGGCAGGGTAGGGTCGATGGCGTTGTACGGCGCGGGTGTCGTCCACATCGGCTCAATGTTTACCAAGGCTTTCAGGCTGCCTTTGGCAATGGTTTTTTCGGTCAAGAGTAGCGGATTGGCTAATTTGCCGTCGTGGTCTTTGATTTGCACCAGTATCTGGCCGCGCCCGAATAAGCCGTCTGTTTCGATGGCCTTACGGAACACATCGCGCACGTTCAGGCGTTCGTAGCATTCCTCAATCTGTTTGATGGCCTCGCTGTTGTCTTCTTCGCCTACGGATTTGATTTCTATCCATTGGCGGGTCATTTCGTTGGCGGTGGTCTCGCTCACGCTGCGGTATTCGGAAATTTGCGCCAATTCGGCCAAGCGCGGATAGCCGATAAAGCCGGTGCCGAAAAAACAATCAGCCCCGAAGTTTCCTAAGGGGCTGCTGTCCATGGCTATACCGTTTGGCTTCACGCCGTCCGGCAGACTGGGGAAATCCAAGCTGTATGATGCAGGCTGCTTTTCAGGCAGCCTTTGCAGGGCGCGGCGCATGGCTTTGTCGGTGTGTTTTTTCTTTTTGCTCATAGTCCGCTCAATATCTTGGGGTTGATGTTCAGCCCGCCCTGCACAGGGGCGAAGGCCATGACCAGCGCGTCCGCACGGTTCGGGCTGGGGATGCCGCGCTTTTTCATGTCTTTCTTGCTCTCTGCCTTCACACGCCCGTTTTGGTCGTAATCCACTTGCGGGCGGCTCAATTCGGCAGTCAGGTATTCCAACTCGTGCAGGCTGCTTGAAAGGCTGATAAGTTGGTCTTCGGGGTAACTATCCCCGTGATGGACGGCACGCCACGTCTTGTAGAAGCGGTCGCGCACCATCCACCACGCCTGCGCCTTGATGTTGGCGAACATGTCGCGGTTTTTCTTGTCGTCGGTGTACTTGGCATCAGGCTTGTACACTGCGCCGCCTGCATTAAAGCCAAGCGTCTGCACCTTGCCGTTCTTGCGCCGGAACTGCGCCTTCACACCGGCACCCACGCCGATGTTGTCGTACACGATGCGGTCAATATTCTGCTCTTGGGCGTACAGGTAAACCTTGTCAGCGGAATAAATCACATCCTGTCCGCGCCATTGCTGCATGTCGGTTACGACCGAGCCGTGCCGCAATACGGTGGCGTTGGCATCATCGCCTTCATCAGCCACGTCAAAACCAAGGATGCGCCGGCCTGCGGCTGAGAAGCCCAGTTTTTCATGCGCATCAATAGCGGCTTCAATCCAGCTTGGTTTGATAATCGCCAGTTCGCTATCGGCCACCGGCTCGCCCAGCCAAATATGACGGTAAAGGTCCTCATCCCGCTCTTTGCATTCGAGCATATCGGCTAGTAGCGGCGTATCGGCAAAATGCGGGTTAATGTCGTAGTTGGCCTTCAAGACGATACTGTCTTTGGGCGGGTGGACAATAAACCGCTGATAGGTATCGTCCAAAATATTTTTCGGGTTGAAGCTCACCCATATTTCCGCATTCTTGTCGCCACGGATGGACGGTATCAGCACATCCCAAGAGTTCTTCGTTACCGCTTCGGCTTCTTCCACCCAGCACACGCCGACACCCTGAATCGATTTGATTTTGGTCACGTTGTTCTTGATGCCGTAAAACACGAACTTTGCGCCCGTACCTTTATGGGTGATAGTGGATTTCAAGATGTCAAACTCATCCGCGTAACCCAAGCGTTCGATGGTCTCAATCAATAGCTGGTACACCGAATCATCCAGCGAGCCTTGAAACTCACGGGCGCACAGAATGACCGTACCGATGCGACGCGAAACTTCCACCGCCAATTCCGCCAAGAAATACGATTTCCCGCTGCCACGCCCGCCGTACAGCACCTTGTAACGCGCCTTGCGGATAATCGGCTTGAAATACGGATTGGCCATAGGTTTACTTGAAAATATCTTCCAGTGATCGCGTCTCTACCTTCACACGCATATCGGCATCCAGTTCCAGCTTCTCGCCGTACTTCTTCGGCGCAAGCTTGGCTGCCTTCCACTTGCGGGCATCGATTTGCAGCTTGGCTTTTGCCACTTCTCCCGTTTCAGGGGCGACAGAGTCGGCAATATCGATAATCTCGTCGGCGAAACCGTCTGCCTGCTCCTCGCGCGCACGCGCGTATTGCTCCTGAAAATCTTGATGCTCCGCCAACCAGCGGTGCACCGTTCCACCCGCCGGCATATCGGCAGACGCACAAATCGCCCTCAAGCTCATGCCACGGGCGATCAGTTCACAGATTTTATCTGCCGTTTCTTGGTTATATGTTGTCGGACGCCCGATGGGGCGTTTCTTATCACTCATATCGAACCTCCACCCCAAAATTCCAGACGGCCTGAAAACGCAAAAACCGCCCAACAAAGGCGGTTCATATAGCTATTTCCAAACTATACCACAATTATACCTAAAACCTCCGCTTTGTCAATAATGCGGCATGATTCAAACTCATCCTGTAATTTCAATATAGCCGTTGTCTCTAATGCTGCTACCACCCTCTTTATTTTTTCACGCTGTCGGTACAAATAACCATTTGATATATCGTATTTATCCATAATAACAGTTTTTTTAGGAAGCCCCGTAAACAAGTTGGATAATATGTTGTCGCACAACAGCAAATTAACCCCTACATTTTGCTCTTCAATATACGCCGTAATATCCACAATACCACTCATGTTTTCGCTATATGTGCATTCAATCACAGCCAACTCGTAACGGTTTAACACGCGCTCTATACGGCTGATAATCATTGCAGCATTTGCATGAGTTTCGGCTTGCGTCAATTCTCCACCGCCACCCATCACCCCCTTACTTTCACACCACGCACACACCTTGGCTGTATTACTCAGCGGCTCCATGCGTACACTATGGATTTTATAAACTTCACGTAATACTTGTTCAACATTCCTATACATTCACAGCCCCGCTCATGTTTTAATCAACCCTTTTTCATGCAACAAAACCAAAGTCCTCATCACGCCTTCCGCGAAGGCTTTTCCGCGTAATAAAGCTCAATAATCTTTTCTGCAGCCCCGTCCACAACAGCTTCGGCGTTCTCAAGGCCGCCCAATAACGACAATGGCAACTTCCCTGATTGGCGGATGAAGTAAGCAATCAACCATCGTTCTTCGCAACCGGAAAAATCCAAACGCTCCAACATATTTTTCAGCGTTCGTTCGGGCATCTTCGCCCCACCTAAAATCATGGAGAAAAATGCATACTCGACGTCAATCCGGGCTGTGATTTCGGCTCTACTCATTCCCCAGTCGGCTTGTTTGAGTTTGATTAGCTCTTTTAGCGTCATCATTCCCCCTTTCATTCAAAACTCCCAAATAATGCCAAATTCCTGCGCCGCCCATGCTTGGATGCGGTTTTGGTAATCGGTCATCTCGCCGATATTAAGGGTTGTCGTCGAAATGCCGACTTGCGAACCGTCCGGCAACTCTTCGCTGCCGATAAATTGGCGTTTGCAGTATTCATGCCACGCATCCTGACTGAACCGTTTGCCGGATACCCATGCCTGCTCGGCCAAAGTCTGATAAATCTTCCACAGTCGGCGGTTTTGCTCGGTACTGCGCTTTGATTTGTACGGTCGGATGCTGATTTCCAAATCAGGGCTTTCTTTCAGCCAGCCTTGCAGGTTATTCCAGATAGTCGTCATTAGCGGGCGCATATTTTGGATTTGCAGACGGTAGGTTACGGATTGCATTTTTCAACCTCCCTCGCCTTCCTGCGGTACTCCGCCACCAGTTCGCGCAAATCCTGCTTGCCGTAATGTTTCTCTGATTGGTCGGCTTCGATGCGCTCCACTTCGGCCAGCCCGATACGCCCAATCAAACCTTGGCGATATGCCACCACATTGCCCGACAAATGGCAATTGCAGTGTTTGCATTGTCCGTGGGTATTACCCTCGTCAAAACGCAAATGCGGCGAACTGCCCACGCTGCGGTAATGCCCGGCGTCGTAGCTGTTCGGCTCGCCGCCCAACGGCTTGCCGCAACTGATGCAAGGCTTGCCCTTGTCCCTCAACCTGATATAGCGGTTAAACGCCGCTTGCGCCTTTTTCGTCAGCTCCGGTATCGTTTCCAACTTGTGCCGCATCGCTGCCGTCTTCGCCCGCTCCTTGCGCTTGGCTGCCTGCTCCGACTTGATGGCCGCCTTGCGCTTCTGATCGCGCTGATACCTCACCCCGCAGGCCGGGGAGCAGACAAACTGCAACGGCCTCTGTTTTTCAAACACCGTGCCGCATACTTTGCATTTACGCTTAGCCATTCCGCCTCCCCCGCACCTCTTCCGCTGCAATCACAACCAACCCCGACACCAGCCCAACAACCGCCGCGCCCGTCAGCCAAATCAAACCCACTATTCCTGTCATTCCAAACCCTCTTCCATCCTGCACGCCTCCGTGCAAAGCACATCCATCACAAACTCCGTTACATCGTCGTGCATCGAACAGCTGCCAAATCCCGGCATCAACTTCAGGTTGTAGTAATGCCGCCCGTTGCGACTGATGACGGCCACCGGATGCCCCTTGCGGCGGCAGATTTGCCATACAAATTCGCCGTAGCTGTTCACCGTGCGCAAATTGTTAAACTTGTGATACATCATTTTTTCCTCTCAAACCATTCAATCCGTTTTGCCACCGCCTCTTCGGAGGCCGTCTGAAACTTTCCGCTCTCGCATACCGTGCGCCTGTTCAGGTATCGCCATTTATCCACCGTCGGACAGGTCAGATGGCCTTTAAACCCCTTAGCCGCCGCATCGCGGAAATCGGCATGGGCGCAGTGCAGGCAGGTTTCACGCATTGGCATTAGCCGCCTTCTTCGCCGCAAGCATTTTTGACATATCCGCCAGCCTTGCCCGCGCCGCCTGTCTGTCTAAACAAACAGGCCGGCTGCCGTTCAGAACCTCTTCCCGCTCATCCGTTGCCTGATATGGCAAAGCCTGTAATGCGGCGTCTTTGTTCAGACGGCCGGCGCGCACGGCTTCGGTAATTTTCGTCTTCGCATCTTCGGCATCCCATCCGCGCTCAACCACCCACCTCACACCTCCCGACAAGTCCAAACCGCCCGCCAGCTTTTCGTAAGCCGCCTTAAACGCCATCCGCGCGCCGGTCTTATCCCCGTTCCGCAGCAATTCCGCCGCCCCCATAGCCGACGCCTGTTGCGCAATTGCGGGGACAACCACCGTTACCCGCTCATCCCTCAAACCTTCGGACACCAACCCCCAAGCCTCATCGGCCGACGGCAGGCCCGTATCAATCCTTTGCAGCACGGCGGCCAACGTCAGACGCCCCGTCAGTTCGCGACGGCAGCGGTTCAGCGCATCAAGGGACTTCCCCACCCCGAACGGCAACAACTCCTCAACCATCGCCGCCTTGGCGTTTTCGCTCAAATCAGCCCCCGTCAATTCGGCGGTTACACTAACCGCCTCAAGGATTTTTTCAACATCGGTTTTCATACCAATCCCTTCGCCTGCAAAATTGCCAAAGCCCCTTTATGGGTCTCAACGGCGGTTTGTGTTTTTTCCGTCTGCCGCGCCTTGGTCTGCGTCATCTGCTCGCCGCGCTGCATATCCGTCAAAATTTGCTGGTACGACTTCAGCAGCAACCCGAAGTCATGGCGGCATTGCACGAAAAAACCGCCGTTGTGCGTCAGGTAGTACGCCGCCAAACCGGGCGCAAGGTCTGCACCAACCATGCGGACAAGGCTTGCAGCCTGCCCCCGCGTTTTCGCATTCGCCGCAGGCAGGACGCCGTAGCGGTCGCGGTAGGCGGCGGCATAGGCTTTCCACGTCGCCACGTTTGCGGGATTCGGTTTTGCAGCCCCCGCACGTTTTTCCGTTTCTGCATGGCTGGCAGGAGTGTGCGCGGCACGCGCATTTAATCCTGACGGTTCTATTGACGGTTCTACTGACGGTTCTTCATATAACGAACCCCCGAAATCTGAAGGTTCATGGCTCAAAATCTGAGGGTTCTTAGACCCAAAATCTGAAGGTTCAAAATCTGAAGGTTCAAAATCTGAAGGTTCAAAATCTGAAGGTTCTTCCCGCATTTTTGCCCTCCGTTCAGCCTTCCGTTTTGCCGCCTCCGCATAACATTTTTCCAACAGGGCGACATTGATGCGGTAAATATCGGACTGCCTCTCCCGCCCCCTCTGCCGCCGGGCGGACTTAATGAAATTGTTTTCCTTCAGCCACTTGATATGCTGCTGTACGGCGGTTTCGCCGAAGCCCGTATCTTCCGCCACCGTTTCTTGCGACGGATAACACAAGCCCTCATCGTTGGCACAATCGCACAACTTCACCAAAACAAAACGCTGCCCCCTCGGAATACCTGTTTTAAAAGCCATCCCCATCAGTCTTGCGCTCATACTTCCACCCCGTTTTCAACAATCGAGTAATGCGTAAAGGCACGGCAAATGCACCATCATCCCGTTCGCTCATCCAATCTTTCCTCCGTCGCCTGCCATTGAAAAACCCGTCTGCGGCCAAATATCCGCCGTGCTGCAATTTCGCAGTTTCACAAGGAGGTTTCCATGGCAAAAAACGAAAAATCATCAAGTAAAACGGCTTCTCTGGCAGGCAGAGTCTTAAGCCAGAAAAGCGCGACCAAAGCCGCTAAGAGCCTTGCCGGTTCCGTTCTGACTCAGGCACCGGACAAGAAAAAATCGAAATAATCTGCCGCTTCGGCAGCGTGATTGCACCGGCGGCCTGCTGCGTTTCGCGGTTCAGGCCGCCGACATGCGGCACAATCGTCAGCGTCGTTTCCGTTTCCGCCGCGACAAAGCCGACCGACTGCACAAGGCTGGTTTCCCGCTCCACCTCGTCCAGCATCTGCCAGCCTTCAGGACAACCGAAAGCGTCCTCCCACTTCACCAGCACAATCTCCATCTCAATCCTCCTTCAACTCAGGCCAAATCTCGTGCCAG